GGTAGATTTGCTGGAGCACAAGAAATTGATTGGGATGAAATTACTAGAAAAGTTCCTGCATTACAAGGTAAAAAAGAATATCTTGAAGCAAAACCATTTAGTAATGATGATCAAGAAAAAATGCAAAGATATAAATCGTATAACTTACAAACTAATGATCCTTTACAAGAGTTGGGTAGTTTTGAAGAAGTTGAATTATGGATGGAATTAAGAGGTCCTGATTTCAATAATATGAGTAACGGTGTTGAAATATTTGCTAATTTACCTGAAGAATTACAAAAGAAATATATTGGTTTAGGAACTGAGTTAAGTGGTGGAATGGTTAAGGTCCTTAAAGACGGGGCAATGTCTTATTACGTTTCAAAGAAAAAAGAGAAGTTACTTACAAAGACATTGAGTCAGTTAACGTCAAGTGATATTGAAACAATCAAGACCAAAGAAATGAGACCTTATTTCAGACAATTAAAAAGAAAATACTCTCAGGAGTTAGTTTCTAAGGATACGGGAACATTCGTTCAATTAGAATACCCTAAAGATGATGCGTCTAAATATATTGCATTATTTGGTTTTGAGGAATATTTTGATTCTATTCCTGATAATGTTGAATTTATTAACATGGAAAATAAATCAAATGATGTAATTGCTATGGAATTACCTGACACAATAGGAAGATTTACCGAACTTAAAACTTTAGTGATAGATAATATGATTAAGTCATTACCTGAAAGTATTGGAAATTGTAGACAATTGTCATTCTTAAATTTAACTAATAATAGTCAATTGGATAAATTACCGGAATCTATTTCTAAATTAACTTGTTTGGAATTCTTCTCAATTATGGGATCAGATCCAAACATTAAAATACCTGAAAAATTAGAAGAATATATGACACCAGATGAAGATTTTTGGTTAATTCACTTCCCTGAAGATATGAAAAAACACTGTACCGGAATGGTAGGGTTCTAAATTATAAAATATAAGAAAAATTTATGTTAAAAACGGTGAAGATTTTATCTTTATTAAACAACAATTTTTAGATATTTATATTAAAAAAAGTTAATATGGAGTTAGTAGGAATTTTATCAAAAGTTATTAAAGAAAACTTAAATATAAAAAAAATATTATTGGAGTATCCTGAATCTACGATAAAAAAATTGTTGGATAAGTTTAGTAAGGAAACTGATGAAACTGAGGATGAAATCAAGAAAACAATATCTGATTTTGAAAGATTTAAGGCAGCGTTTGATAACGAGGATAAGGATATCTTCAAACATAGTTATGACAGAGTTAAACAACTTGTTGCGGATAAATCTACAAAGCAAAAAACCAAAAAAGATCTTGAAAGTATTGCTCAAGAATTTGTCACTAAACACAGAGGCGCTGATTTACAGTTAGTAAAAACAAATATTAAAAAATATTTTGAGTTAAAAACCTTATTTCCGGAACAAAAATTATTTAAAAAAGACGTAACGGATTTTAACCCATCTCAGTTGAGTGATTTAGTTGGTAAATTTTTTTCTAAATTTAATGAAAGAGGGGAAAATGAGTTAACAAAAAGGATGACGGAAAAGTTTTCGAAAGATAATACAGATGATGATCCACTTACCATAATATTACCAAGGGTTAAAAGATTTATACGTCACTTTGAATTAATTCCATTAAATGCTAAATTAAGTGCGTTTATGACATTTGATGAATTTGAACATTTGGTTGACGGTTACACACCAATGAGTGAAGATGAATATAGTTTACCGGATATTGAATTAGATGACATTGATATTGCATATGAGGATGATAATGTATTGATTTTTGCTCCTGATGAAAAACAAAAATGTATTAACATTAGAAAAAAACACGCTCCGGATAGAAGATGGTGCACATCTTGGGAAGGATCAAGTAATTATTACTACAATTATAGGTTAAATCAAAACTTAACATTATACTATGTTATTAGTAAGAATTTACCTGAATCGGATGTTAATTATGCTGTTGTTGTTCTTGTTGATAGATATGGAGGAATGAGATTAGCGGACGGTACCAATTCAGGTAGATTTGCTGGAGCACAAGAAATTGATTGGGATGAAATTACTAGAAAAGTTCCTGCATTACAAGGTAAAAAAGAATATCTTGAAGCAAAACCATTTAGTAATGATGATCAAGAAAAAATGCAGAGATACAAATCTTATAACTTAACAACTGATAACCCATTACAAGAGTTGGGTAGTTTTGAAGAAGTTGAATTATGGATGGAATTAAGAGGTCCTGACTTTAGTAATATGAGTAATGGGGCCGTAATATTTGGTAATTTACCAGAAGAATTACAAAAGAAATATATTGGTTTAGGAACTGAGTTAAGTGGAGAAATGGTCAAAAAATTACAAGGGAGTGTATTATCGTATTATATCTCAAAGAAAAAAGAAAAAATACTTAATAAATTATTAGGTGAATTAACCACTACTGATATTGAAGTTATAAAAACTAAAGAAATGAGACCATACATGAAACAATTAAAGGAAAAATATGGTCAAGAGTTACTTAAAGAGATAGATAAAGATATAGAATCTAGTAGAGAAATGGGGGGAACAGGAGTTCATTTACGATATCCTACAGATACGGCATCTAAATATGTTAGTTTATTTGGTCTTGAGGGGTATTTTGAATCCATTCCTAATGATATTAACGTAATTACTATGGAAAACGGAACAAATGATGCGACTGCAATGGACTTACCTGTGTCAATAGGAAGATTTACTGAACTTACTACGTTGGTAATTGATAACATGATTAAGTCATTACCTGAAAGTATTGGAAATTGTAATCAATTATCATTTTTGAATTTATCGAACAATAGTCAGTTAGATAACTTACCTGAATCTTTAAGTAAATTAACTTGTTTGGAGTTTTTCTCAATTATGGGATCGGATCCTAATATTAGAATACCTGAAAAATTAGAGGAAAACATGACAATGGAGGGAGAATTTTGGTATGTACACTTCCCTGAAGATATGAAAAAACACTGTACCGGAATAATGGGGTTCTAAATTATAAAATATGAAAAACATAGATGTTGAGATTTATATAAGTCAAATGATCACTTTTTTTGAGAGCAATCCTAGTGATTTTATGGATTTAGTCGGAACGGCACAAAAAGAGGAGTTCTTTCAAAAAATGAAAGAAAAGTCATTAGAGAATGTTGAAAAAGGTGAAGATTTTATTTTAACTAAACAACAAATTTTAGATATTGTATTAGAGTTAAAGGCACCTGAATTAACAGAAAAGTTAGGATCAATTGAAAAGATTGAACAACATATAATGAAAACAAAATTCGGAGATATATTTTTAAATTAAAAAAAAAGTAAAAAAGTTATTGTGGTTTTTAAAAAAAGCATTATCTTTGTGGTATAATTAAATTTTATACTTATGATTTACACACCAGAATTAATTAAACAAGTGGCACCATCGGTGTTCGCAACAGAACCTTCAAGTAAATTAACTAACAAATATTCTTTCGTACCTACGGATCAGGTAATTGAATATTTTATACGAGAAGGTTGGGATGTTTCTTCGGCTCATCAAACGGGTAGAGGTATTCATGCTTTACATGAGGTTAAGTTCCGTAACAAACAATTACCGGCAGTTGGGGATACTTTAGTTGAGGCGATTGTTCGTAACTCACACAATGGTACTTCAGGATTTTCTTTGGGGGCTGGTCTTTACCGTTTAGTTTGTAGTAATGGTCTTGTTGTCCCTACTTCTGTTTCTGAAAGATTTAATATCCGTCATAAGGCATTTACCTTAGATGAGGTAAAAGAATTGACAGAAAGTTTCAGTAAGAAATTACCTAAGATTGAACATTCTGTTGGTAGAATGATGGCAAAAACATTGACAATTGATGAAAAGATTGATTTTGTTGAGAAATCTTCTAAGTTTAGATGGGCTATGGGTTCCGTACCAGCAGAGTTAAACATTGAAGAAATTTTAACACCTTTGAGACACGAGGATTCTGGCGATGACCTTTGGTCAACATTCAATATGGTTCAGGAAAAATTTGTCCGAGGAGGTATTGAGTATAAAACAAAAACAGGTCGTAGATCAAGTTTAAGAAGTTTGAAAAACATATCATCTTTGAATTATGTTAATACAAAACTTTGGGAAACTGCTGAAGCGATGTTGTAAATACTATGGGGTCTACGGACCCCTTTTTTAAATTATGGAAGATAAATATTTTTTAAAGGAAAATGACTTTTTGGGGATCCTTAAAGATAAACACCAAAAATTATACGGTATAATAAAAGTTAATAGTCATCTTATTTTAACTCCTGATTTATTAATCCAAAAAGAATTTGATATTGAATATCTTAATGGGGATGAGTACAATGGGGAGATAAAATATAATGAAGGAATTTTTAAGCATAGATCTGGTTTTTATATATATTTATCTAAGATTACTTCAACAGAATTAAATTTTAGTGTTAGAGTTTATTATGATGTTGATCAATTAGAAGAGGTAAAATTCTTCATAAAAAATTTATTAAAATTAAAGTAAAAAAAATGGAAATTACGAGTGTAGAATTACAAGAAAAAATCAACAAAGGTGAAAAACTTATTGTTGAGTTTTGGGCAGAATGGTGTGGACCGTGTAAAATGATGAAACCCATCTTTGAAAGAATCTCAACTGAAAATACATCTGACGTACAAATGTATACGATGAATGTTGATTTAAATAAAGAAGTTGGTGCGTCGTTAGGTATTAGAAGTATCCCTACGATTAAGGTAATCAATTCTGGTGAAGTTATTGACACAAAAGTTGGTGTTCTTAACGAAGGACAACTAAAAGGTATGTTAACTGAACTAATTAATGGATAAGGTTGTAGTTCTTTTTACGATGAAGCAATGTCCTTTTTGTCATATGTTAAAAGAAATGTTAGACAAAGAGGGTATTGATTATGTTGATCGTGACATACACGAATATGAGGAAGAATATAACTTATTTGTTGAAGTAACAGAAAATGAGTTTGTTCCTGCGTTTATGTTAATTGAATCACCTGAGGATAATCCTGTTACTAGATTATTTGCCCCTGACCGAGATTTTGAAGATATCAATCAGGGTGCTAAAATCATTAAAGAATTCTTTGAAAGATAGATTAGAAGACAATAACGTCTTCCAATCTATCTTGGATAAGATATGGTTTTTCTCCCATAGGATCTAATATATCTTGAATTATATCATATCCATCCACTTTAGTTTTAAAGTCCTGTAAATCAAAGTCAAATAGGTCTAATATTAAAGATTTAATAATATCTTTATGTAATCCTTTATCTGTCACTATTTTAATTTTAAAATCCTCATTAGTATCAATTTTCTTACTAAAGAAAAAGTGAACCTCATCTGTCATTATTGTACTATAAACTTGGTTAAACATATAGTGGGTGTAGTAAACCATTAATCTACCACAGTTTAAACTATGACCGTAGGGGAATTCAGAATTAATTGATATTTCACTTAAAGGTTCAGGTTCTTCAACAAACGGGTGTTTATTAACTTTAACCCATCCTTTCTCAATATTACCGATTTCTTGATTATATTTGATAATGTCAAGAACGTTAAGTGATTTTATTTCTAATGACGTTAGAATGTCTTGAAATTTTTCTGTAAATTCATCTCTAATTGAATTTAAATCTAAAAATGTTTCACTTGTAGTTATACCGTTTACAACATAAAAAGATCCTACGTCTGAAACTTGTATAATTGAATTTTTATTTTTATCAATTTTAGATAAAATGAAATCGGCAAATAGATTAACAATGCCTCTTTTTGAATTTTTATTAATTAATCTCATATCTTTTTTTTACAATTGATATGGATTTTAAATGAATATATAAATAGTTAAGGTATTTTTACTTAAATGTAAGAGGTTAACATATCATTTATATTTTTGTTAACTTCTTGGTAGTCAGGATAATCTGGTATTCTAAAATCTAAATACTCCATTTCATCTTCATCCATTAATTGTTTAATAATACTGGTGTATGACCCATGGTAGTCAAGATTTTCATCATTGTATCCAGATCCCTTATACGTGATAAGGAATTTGTGAACATCATTATAAAAATCTCGTATTTGAATGTATTTATCTTCAATTATATTACCAACAAACAATCTTTCTAATTCTGACATAACATCAGAATATATTTCGCCTTCATAAGCTGAATTATATGAACTATTGTGTAATGAGTATAATTCTTGTTTTAAATCGCTAAGATCATCATTAAGAAGTGATTTCATTGATTCTTCATCTCTGAGTAATTCCCCAACATTTTCCGTTGTGATTGTAAATTCCCCTGATTCATTTGAAATTTGATCAAAAAATTCAGTGTCATAATCATCTGTTGATAAAACCTGATTACCAATACGTTCAATTATATAATGTGAGACAACTGCCAAGTTTTCCTTAGTTAAAACTTCAATAACATCAGTATAAATATCGCTAGTTGTGTCCCAGTATGGGTCCCACAAATCTTCACCTAAAACTGCTTTAGCCACATCTTTAGGTGATGTTTCTCTACTATAATCTTTAAAAAAATCGGATAATTCTTCTCTATCTCTTAATCTAAGATAATAATCCTCACCCCTCAATTCAACATCTGTTAATAAGTTATCGCAAATAAATTTTAAAGTTTCCGATGGGGTTTTTTCTAACATATATAAAAGATATCTGTTAGATTGTTCATCTGGTACTGTTCTATATTCTAACCCATCTAAAATACCTAAAGAATCTAAAAACTCCATTTCAGGAAAATCATCTTCCGGTAATTGATTTATATCAATTCTATCTAATAAATTTTTACTTTTTAAAAATTTTAAAAATGTGGTAGTTTTACGATTAAATATAGGCGATACATCGTCCCAATCACCGTCATTAAAATTTTGTATTATTCGTTTTAAGTCCATATCTAATTAATAAATATAAAAAAAGGTGGAAAAATAATTCTCCACCTCAACAATTAGCATAACACCTATTACTTATTCTTGTAATATTTCTCAACAATTTTTTTCACAGATTCCTGAACCGTAGCATTTTGTGTTGCCGGTTGAGGTTGTGCTTGTGGTTGAGGTGCCGCTTGTGCTTGATTTTTTTTACATCCGCATCCCATAATCATTTGTTTTTATTAGGTTTATTTACCTATAAATATCTAAAGATTATTATATTTGTAAAGAATTGAATATTTATTATTATATGTCAAGAATAGTAGAGATAAAGGAAAGTGATTTAGTTGGTCTAATAAAAACTATAATATTTGAGGAAACTGAAGATCAAAATGATTATTATGATCTTTCACCTGAACAGTATTATAAATTGTTACGATCGGTTGGAAACCAAGCTCAGGCAATACCTAAGTTACCAATGTTTAAAGGTAAAAAAATTAGAGTTAATGGGGATTTAAACTTGATTGGTAAACCAATAAAAAGTTTAGGTGAAATTATGATAACTGGTACCCTCTCCATTGCCGGAACACAAATAAAAAGTTTAGATGGTGTTAAATACAATTTTATTGGGTCTTATTATGGTACACCATATGCGGAAGAAATTGAAAGACGTAAAAAACAAAAAGAAAGAGACGATGCTGATCAGAGAAGAATTGATGATGAGTGGAATTTAAACGATACTGATAATACTGGGTCAATGGCTCACGCGGTATTCCGATTTATGGTTAATGAGGGTGATATTGATGAGTTAGATGAAGATGAAATTGAAGAATTAAAAAGTTTAGAACAAAAACTAGAGGAACTCCAAGATAGGATTGATGTTGAATCAGATGATGATGTGGTTGATGAATTAACAAATGATTATGATGAGTTACAATATGATATTGACGAACTTAAATCTAAAAATAATGATGTTTACGGGTTAATCCCAACCGGTTATAATCATTATGAGATGGATACATTTAGATCAATTCATGATGATACAAATGGAAATACATATGCGGTTGGTACCGAATACGAAGCGGATAAATCTCTTGAAACTTATTATGATGATATGGTGGATGATTTAAGTAATTTTGATAAAAATACTTTATCTTATTATATTGATGGTGATGAGGTGGCTGAATATTTTGAGGATACAATAAGAGAAGGGATCTATGATGATCCGGATAATTATGATGTGATAAGATATCTGTCCAAATCTCAAGAAACCGAAATAAAAGAATTAGAGGTTGAGTTATTTTTATTAAATTATGGTATTATACCGCCATTAGAATTGGTTGTTAACCGAGAAAATAATTGGGAGTACACTGATGGTGTTGGTAATAAAATAAACTTTATTTCCAACCAAGACGGTAATAGTACGGTTTTATTAAATGGGACGCCAACTCTCAAGAATCCGGTATATGAAGATATTGATTGGGATGAAATGTCAGAAAATATTTCTGAAAGAATTGTTGATATTAATGATGAGATAGAAACAATAAAAGATAATCCGGATGGTGATCTTGATGACAGTACTGTTGAAAGAGAAGTTGAAGAAAAAATGGATGAAATAAAAGATGATCCTGTTAGATGGTTGGACGACTATGGTATGGAGTATCAACAATTTGTAGATGTAAGAGGTTTAAAGGATCAATTAGTAAGTGAATCGGATTATGGTACATTGGCAAGTTATGACGGAACTTATGATGAAATTAGAGTCGATAATACAAACTACGTTGTCTTTAGAATTGACTAATATCTTTACAGAATAGAAAAATATTATTATCTTTATGTGTAATGGGAAGAAAGAAAAAAATAGAGTTTTTAATGAACACCGAATGGATGTTTGAAAAACCTATTGACCAAGAGCACAAAGAATACAAGTTATTATCGTACTTCCAAAAGATGGGAGAAAAATTAGACAACATGGAACTGTATCCAAGTTTCATTGAATTATCATTACATTTAGCGAATATCCAAACCTTAATTAAAGATAAGAAAATAATCTATACTGATAAGAAATTTTCAACAATAGATGATGAGTTACTTGTTAAAGATTTAAAGATCAAAGAAATCCCAACACTAGAAAGTGATGAAATGGCTGAATTCACAAAAATACTTTCGTATAGTGCTCCAAGAATGTTAGAATACTTTAATATTGCAAAATCTGTTTGGGAAATAGTTTTTGATAGTATTGTGATGAAGTTAAAGAAAAACAAAAATGAAGTTTTAGAAAAAAAAGGTTATTTTTATTATATTAACCGTAAAGATGAGATGCATTATGTTTGGGAGTATGATATTAAACCTGTTAATAAAAAATCACCTGAAAGTAAAACTTTAGTGAATTTAATATATTCAGATAAAAAAAATAATTTGACAATTACAAAAATTATAAATACATTTAGTCAATGGAACATAGAAAATAAATCAAAGTTACCTCTATTTGAAATGAGTTGTGAGGGTGAGTTTCCGATTAATGAGACACTTTTACCTCTTTTCAAAAGAAAGTTGATTAGTTATGTAAACCAAGTACAAATGTTGGAAAACTACAAAAAGAACAAGGAACAATTAAATTCTTAATATGGATAAAAATTTTGACAAATTAATTGAAAAATTAATTAAGGATCTACCAAATGATATGGAGTTAGGTAGAGAAATCAGAAAGGCTTATATTAAAAGCGTAACAGAAAAAAAATCCGAAACCCTTAAATCTAATTTAAATGGGGTTCAATAAAAGAATTTTCACAAAAGAACTTATTATAAGACACATTTATGATATTGAAAGATATCTAAGTGTTGATGCTGCATTTTTGAGAGATGATTTCTCAAGGGATGTTTATAGAATGTATAACGAAGGAAAATCAAAAGAAGAAATAATAAATTACATAAATGAAAACAAATGAAAATTAAGTTAGAGTATGTTTGGCTTGATGGATACAAACCAGAACCAAACCTTAGAAGTAAAGTTAAAATTGTTGAAAGTGAAGTCCCTATGGAATTAAAAGATATTCCGGTGTGGAATTTTGATGGGTCATCGACATCGCAAGCGGAAACAGGAAATTCGGATCGTCTTTTAAAACCTGTTAGACAATATAAAACTCATGGATTCCCATTCGTAAATGATACTGTGTATGTGTTATGTGAAGTGTTAAATCCTGATGGTAGTCCACATGAATCTAATAAAAGATCTCAGATTGGTGATAACTTTGAGGATATTTGGTTTGGATTTGAACAGGAATACTTCATTCGTGAAGAGATTAACGGAAACATTTTAGGTCACAAAAGAAACATTCTTAAAGGTCAGGGAGAATACTATTGTGGTGTGGGACATAATGCTGTTGGTCGTGATTTTGTTGAAGAACATTTAGAAATGTGTTTAAACTACGGAATTGATATTACCGGTATAAATGCTGAGGTTGCTTTAGGTCAGTGGGAATATCAAGTGTTTTCAAAAGGAAAACATAAAGGTGGTGACGATCTTTGGATGACCCGTTACTTCTTATTCAAGATGGCGGAAAAATACGGATATCATATTGAACTACATCCGAAACCATTAACCCACGGAGAATGGAATGGATCAGGTCTTCACACAAATTTCTCAACAGATATGATGAGAAACGAGGGGAATGAGAAATATTTTATGGCTTTATTTAATGCATTTGAATCAAGACACCAAGACCATATTAAAGCGTATGGATCTAACAACAACCTTCGTTTAACTGGTGAGTATGAAACTCAATCAATTGACAAATTTAGTTGGGGTGTATCTGATCGTGGGGCATCAATTAGAGTTCCTCAAGATACGGCAAAAGAATGGAAAGGTTATGTTGAAGATCGTAGACCAGGATCAAATGCGGATCCTTACAAAATCATTCGTGAGATTGTTAAATCTCTTGATGTTACGGAACAGATATATAATGCAAAACACATGATGTCTTCGTTTGTTGATATGGATGGTCTTGTTGGTAAATATGGAACCATAACTAATGAAGAGTTATTAAAAGAATATAGAGAGGAGGAATCGTAATGGATAATTTGAAAGAATGTGTATGTGGTGGGACTGGACTTTGTCAGTGTCCCACACCAAAAATAGAGCAAGTGGATCATCCTCAACACTATGGAGGAAAAAATAATCCTTATGAGGCAATCAAGGTTATTGATGCTTGGGAATTAGGTTTTAGTTTAGGTAATACGGTAAAATACATCTCAAGAGCCGGTAAAAAAGATTCTGATAAAGAATTACAGGACCTAAAGAAGGCGTTATGGTATTTACAACATCACATTGAAATATTAGAGAAAAAATGAAAATAGTAGTAACAGGAGGAGCGGGTTTTATAGGTTCCGCATTTATAAATTACTTATTAGATAACTTTGAATGTGATGTTCTTTGTGTTGATAAACTGACTTATGCTGGTAAAAGAAAAAACATTAAACATAATGTTTCATTTCTACAAAAAGATATTTGTGAGGTTAGGGCGGATGAACTTGGTGAATTTGACTACATAGTTCATTTTGCTGCGGAATCCCATGTAGACAATTCAATTAAAGACGGGTTACCATTTGTTAGAACTAATGTGGAAGGGACATTCAATTTGCTGGAGATTTCAAGAAATAATAAAAATCTTAAGAAATTTATTCACATCTCAACTGATGAAGTTTATGGGGATATGGATGATCATTTTGCAATAAACCATACTGCAACAGAGGAAGATAAGATTAAACCAAGTTCCTATTACTCATCAACTAAAGCGGCTTCTGATATGTTAGTTATTTCCGCAAATAGAACATATGGGTTACCATACTTAATCACAAGAACTTGTAATAATTTTGGGGAACATCAATTTGAAGAGAAATTCCTTCCAACAATTACGAGATCAATTAATGAGGGTAACTCAATACCTGTTTATGGTGATGGAAAACAGGTAAGAGAATGGATGTATGTGTATGATAACGTAAAAGTAATATGTGACTTAATGTTTGATGATGAGGTTATAAATCAAATTTTTAACATTGGAACACGTTTTAGATTAAGTAATTTAGATATTCTTAAAGAAATAGGAATTATATTAAATAAAGACGTTAAAATAAAACACGTTGAGGATAGATTAGGTCACGATAAGAAATATGGTTTAAATACTAATAAAATGGACAATTACTATAAACATAAGCATGGACAAGTACCTGAATTTTTAAATTTAATAAACTATCTAAAAAAAATGTACGGGAATGAAATGGGATAGGAATGAATGGCAAGGAAGATCGGAGGAACAGGTAAAACGTAACTCTAAAATATTTGGAATGGCAATAGTAATAACAACTTCATTTATTATTGCTGGACTTTTAATTATTTATTTATTATCATTATAAAAAACAAAAAAAGGAATGATAGAAACAGGAAAAATTTTAAATGGGGATTGTGTTGAAGTAATGAAAACATTACCTGAAGGATCTGTGGATTTAATTGTAACATCACCGCCTTATGGTGTTGGTATTGCGTATGATGTTCACGAAGATGATGTTGAATTTGATGAATATATTGAGTTTGCGAAAAATTGGTTAACAGAATCATATAGATTATTAAAGGATGATGGAAGAATTGCCTTAAATATTCCTTATGAAATCAATCGTCAAAAGAAAGGTGGGAGAATATTCTTCGTATCTGAGATGTGGCAAATTATGAAAGAGATTGGTTATGGGTTTTTTGGGATCGTTGATCTTGAAGAACAATCACCACATAGAAGTAAGACAACGGCTTGGGGATCTTGGATGAGTCCTAGCTCACCATATATCTATAACCCAAAAGAATGTGTGATCTTGGCGTATAAGAAACAACACATCAAAAAAGTTAAAGGTCAACCACAATGGACCGGAGTTCCAACTGACATTGAACAGGAAGATGGAACATTAAAGAAAAAAGTAGTTTATGAAGAGCAAGATAAGAAAGAGTTTATGGAGCTTGTTTTTGGTCAGTGGAATTATTTTGCAGATACAAAATCACTCACCAAGGCGACCTTCTCAATGGACATCCCAACGAAGGCAATCAAAATATTGTCCTACAAAAACGATGTAGTGTTAGATCCGTTTGCGGGATCTGGAACAACTTTAGTTGCTGCAGAAATATTAGGTCGTAGATGGTTAGGAATTGAATTATCTCCTAATTATAGAGAAATTGCTTTGGAAAGAGTTAGTTTATTCGCGAATCAGACATCACTCTTTGATCAGAATTGAATCTCCTTCGGTGATATCGTATTTGATACAATCACCACCATTGATCTCTAAGATCATATCACCAACACCTTCATAATGGGAACATTTCGTATCGTCTTGTTCCCTACATGGAGGACAGTCACTGTAAATTTTTTGAATTTTACCGTCTGATATAAAAATGATATCCAATGAGATCAAACAATCCTTCATCCAAAATGAGTGAGATCCTTCGTTCATTATAAATAACATTCCGTTAAACGTATCATCAAATTTTTTACCTTTCATTCCTTCTTGAATGTCTTTATCGGTAATTGCTGATTTGACATTAAAAAGATTATTGTTTATTATTATTTCCATATTTATAAATATAGAAGGTATGAAGAAAAATAAAAGATTTTCCGGTATATTGGTTAAATGTAATGATAAGGTATTGTTGTGTAAAAGAAGTAATGATAATACTTTACCTGGAGTTTGGTCAATACCCGGTGGTGGGATAGAAGATGGGGAAAGTCCTGAAGATGCTGCTCGTAGAGAGTTTTATGAAGAAACAAATATCAAAGTTGATGGTAATTTAGATTTAGTTGGATTTATTGATCGTTATAATAAAGACGGGACTTATTTAAAAGGATTTATGTATGTGTACTCTTTAGAGGTTGATGAAGAGATTTATCCTGATTTAGAAAACGCTGTTGATGGTGGAGAACATACTGAATGTGGTTACTTTGGTATTAATAATTTACCATTGGATAAAAAAAATGATGAATTTTATAATATTATTATAAAAAATTTAAAATAAAATTGAATTTTGGTATAATTTAAGATATTTATATCATACAAAAACAACCAAAATCCCCCTTCTCAGTTATTTAGTGGTTAATCAAAAAAAGTAATCCCATGATTTTTTTAAAAAAATTGTGGGATTTTTTGTTTTATGTTTGGCAGTTTAAAAAAAAGCATTACCTTTGTTGTGTAATTAAAAACATAAAAAATTATGACAACTACAAAAACCAACACAATTATCACAGTTAATGAAGGAACAATGGCTGGTGACGTATTCTACGGATCTTTTAGTACTATCGTTAAAAACAAGGTACAAAAGGTATTAGTTACTAATCATCTTAAAGATGAGAACCAAGAATATGAATTCCGTATCGCGGGAAAATGTAGAGCAGGGTTTATTAGTATACACGATACTAAAGGAACACCTTCTAGTGTTATTCGTGGTTATAAAAAAAATGTATTAGTTAACATCCAAATGAAAAATGAGTTTGGTCATTGGATGAATGTTTATACTACTAAAGGTGGTAAGTGGTTTTCAATAGATAAAGGATTCTTGGAAACATTAACTGTTGGGACTATGAGAGAATCATTCCCCGATATGTGTGACATGAATATTTGGACCCGAATGGGAGCAAAAACTTGGGCTGATAAAGCGTTTAGTCAAAATTAATTAATCTTCCCCCCTTAATTGGGGGGATTTAAAATTTAAAACAATGGGAAGTGTAATTGATAATATCGAATGTCCAAACTGTAAACAAGAAGCGTTTAGCGACTTTTATTATAAAACAGGAGAAGAATATATAGGTTGTAATAATTGTGGTTATCATAGATCGGCATTTTATAAAAGAGATGAGAACGGTAAACTTGTAACCGAAGATGGTACTGATAATTATAAATTTGAAAATCTTATTATGGAATTTTCGGAACTTAAAAATCCATATGGATCATATAGGATAAAGACCTACAACTCACCGGCAACACAGATAGGTTCATTTGAAAATGAAGAACAATATAATGAGTTTAAGTTACAACTTGAAGGGGATGTTGAAATTGAGTTTTGTTCCGTGTCAAGATTTGTTGATGGTGAAATAAAAGTTGAAGTTTTAATTGATAATGGACCACAAATTGATTCATCAGGATTTACACATGAAGATAATTTTTTATAATAAAAATTTGTTATTATAAAATAGTTTACTATCTTTGTCTAAAATTATAGAATATGTCAAAACCAACAATTACGGGATACACATTAAAAGTCATCAACGAGAACATGGGTGTGTTGATTGATGAGAAGTTCATGGATCAGATTCAATTCAAATTGTTTCTAAAAATGATTCATGGATCAATTGAGTTAAAACACAATTTAAGTTTTTATAATGGTGATACATTTTTGGTTCACATTCCATATAAAATTTTGGTTAACTCTGTAATTATTAGTAATGAGAGTGAGATCTTAATGTCTGAACAAGTTAAGAGTAAGATTGAATCATTAGTAACACAATAGATTATGAAGAGAATATTTTTTTTATTAGTATTAGCCTTGGGTTTGTTTTCTTGTGAGAAACAAGTAATTGAGCCAGGAGTATATCAACCACCGGTTCCTACTAATCCAAATCCACAGGATACTACAGAGTATTCATTGGTTGGACAAACTTGGGTGATCAAACAATACCGTATTGGTGAAATGGGATTACCATTGGATATGACTCCACCTGATACAATCAAATTTATCACAAAGAGTGTGTATAAGTATAATTCAATTGGGACATATAACTATGGGTTTAATTCAGTTGGAACTGTTTATTCTTTAACATTGAATTACACAATCTTTGGGTATTTGACTGGTAATCTGAATAAGGTTAATTTAGAAATGGGATATATAATTGGGGGTAGATTTACGGATATTTCAATAGGTGTGGTTGATCCCCCAAACTACTACCTTTGGATTGAAAGAATATAGATATGGGAACAAATTTTTATAGAATACCAAAATCATCTGATATTGTTATTAGACATCAAAAATTATATGAAAAAGTGTCTAAATTAGATCTGTGGGATGTGTCAAAAATTAAATGTAACTTTTCTGAACCAAAAGAAAACGGTTTTGAATTCCAAAGTATTTGGGATGATTTTATTGAAGATATGAATGTTCATTTGGGTAAACGAAGTATGGGGTGGAAGTTTTGTTGGAACTTTCATAAAAATAAACACTACTCAAATAAAGAAGAATTATTATCTTTTATTCGTTCAGGTAGAGTTATTGATGAATATGGTGATCTACAGGACACCGAAGAATTTATTGAAATGACTCTGACTTGGTGTAAAGATGGTTGGGATGATAAAAAATATTATGAAGATAATCCTGAAAATAAGTCAATTTGGGTTGGTGAAAAATACGATGATAAATACGTTGATGGGTTAAGAGTATCAAGTAGTGTTGATTTTAGTTAATTTTCCTTGTTTTGTAAAACAAGGTGGTGGAGTCGGACAATTCGTTGTCGACCTTAAAAGGGAGGAGTTAATCTTCCCTTTTTTTATTTAGTTTTTCTAAATAAGATTTAACGTTTGATTTTGCTTTGAATAAGTTTGATTTTGAGGTTCCATCACTGATACCTAATTCATCGGCAATTTCTTGGTGTGTCATATTATCAAAATAATACATATTAAAAATCCTTTTATATGATGGTGTTAAAGTTTCAATTGCGTCTTTAATATCGGATGAAGAAAATAATGGATCCTCTTCTGAAGGATCTTCAATATCAAAATCATGGAAATCAAAATCAACTTCTTTTCTTTTTGGTGATCTGTTTTCCTTTCTTAACTCATCAAGAATTGTATTTTTAATTGTACGTTTAACCCAACCCTCAAGGCTACCTATATTGTCATACATATGCATTTTTTGATGAACTTTAATAAAACCTAATTGACAATAATCATTTGCCCTTTCTACGTCACCATTAGCATATCTTAAACATACGTCTTTAAATATTTTCGGATACAATCTTTTATATTCAAGATCAAAATTAAATCCCTCATTTAAAAGGTGTTCATATTGTAACTCAGTTAAAATAATTTTCATATCTATAAATAGTTGTTTATTGAAAAAAAAAATTCTATCTTTGCCTTATGGAAAAAATATTATATATTGTTCGTGGAATTCCTGGATCAGGAAAATCCACATTTGCAAAATCTTTGGGTGGAACTCACTTTGAAACTGATATGTTTTTTATGAAAGACGGTGAGTACAAATTTGATATGTTTAAACTCAAAGAAGCACATAAGTGGTGTCAAGACGGCGTTTATAATGCAATGATCTTAAATCACACTGCAGGGTTAAATAACGTCATTGTAGTTTCAAATACATTTACTCAGGAATGGGAAATGAAACCTTATTTTGAAATGGCGGATCAACACGACTATAAAGTTTTTTCTATTGTTGTTGAAAATAGACACGGAGGGGTTAACGAACATAATGTACCCGAAGAGGTATTAACTTCAATGAGAAATCGTTTTGAAATAAATTTGTAGTTATGAGTAGATTAGATAAATTAAAAGAACAACATCCTGAATTAAACATTACCATTATTGATCTTATTGGTATGATAGATCCTACCGATACGTATAAGTATTCGGAGTTCCTAATCAAAATTTTGAAAAATTGGTATGATAATGTGGATATACGATATGGTATTGGAATTGATTTGTTTGGAGAACGAAACGTTGAGATTTTAAATGAGTTTGAAAAACATTCTAAAGCAAAAAGAATTGAAAAAAATGATATTAGTCAACATGATACCTTTATAACTTTAGAAACCGAGGTTAATAAGGCTAAAGAAATTGTTAGATTGAAAGAGTTGGAAAAACAAACCAAAAAATTACTTGAGTATGGTGAGTGGTTGGTTATGATACCATTAAGTTATGAGGCCGCGAAGTTATATGGGGCAAATACCAAATGGTGTATAACTGAATTAAAATATTGGAATAACTATATTGAAAATTATAAAATTATTTATGTGATCAATAGAAGTACGGATGTTAAATATGCTATCTCTAGAGATAAAACGGATAATAAAGATTTAAAAGCGTGGTTGTCTGATGATAGTGAGACAAGTCCATTACTATTAAATATACCTCAGGAAATATGGTCGGTGGTAATACCTGAATTACAAAAAGAAGAATCAATATGGGATTTACTACCGGATAATAATAAGATTATTTCACATAGTTTGGGTTCGGATAATCTTCTTGATAGAGTGAGAAATTTATTAAACAGCAATAGTACTAGTACGGCCCCAATAAACCATTTAACCGGAGGTTATATGGGTGACATAAATACTGATTTCCGCACTGACGCATATAAAACTTACAGTACATATGGTTCTTCATATGTAGATGATTTTCAAAAGTATCTAAGAGAATATATGTATACGTCAGATGAGTTACCGGATTTACCTTAAATAAAAAGAATATGAAATTTGATAAAATATTAACAACAGGTAGAGTGTGGATTACTTC